AACCTTGTTCATATTGTTTATTTGCTGTTTTAAAAAAAGTGATGTTATCGTATATGAACGAACCCATCACTGACACTATAAGTGTTTCTAACATGTCATTTCTCCCACCGATAGAAAATATGATTCCCTATCACCTTTGTTTTTGTTTTTGTTTCAGCCCATTCAGGCAATACATAATCTGCATGATAATGTGTTGCACCTTTAGTTATAGGCTTTAACTTACCATGTAACACTCCGTTTGCAACCCATGTTGCAATCTGCCATGCATTATGGTCATATTTAGGGATTTCATCTGACTTGCCATCACAATACCAACTAAATTGGCATCTGTCTCTGATAGGATAATATGTCCTTTTGTATTTTGGTAAATCTTTTTGTTTCTTGGTTTTCCAAGATTCTCTTGTGGGGCCTTGATATACTACTTCGCAAACTGTATTTGGATATCTAGTGTCGGCGACACGATTCATAACAACTTCTGCTACTGCAATCTGTCCTTCTACACTTTGATTTTTTGCTTCGTGAAATACATTCATGGATAAACATAGTAGAGCCGCACTAAGCATTGTGACACTCATTCTTGTACTCCTTTAGTAAAACTTCTTGCAAGTGGTATGCTTCTTTTTCCCAAGGTAGATTGTAATAATCTATGTAAAGGTATGCTTCACCTTTCCACTTTGATTCTAAACCATTGGTATCCACCAATTCTCTTTTCAAGAATTGTTTCACATGAACTAATTCATGTAGTACACAAGTAATAAAGTCATCACCTTTTTGTCTTTTATCGATCTCAATATGACAAGCATTACCATCCACATGATAACACCATCCGTTCACATCATCTTTCATTTTCGTGAGATCTATTTCAATGTTAAAAGACTTGAATCTTTTAAAATACTTGGCACAAAACCACCATGCAATATCTTCAACTAACCATCTCTGCTTCTGAGTTCCACCATTTACAATAACAAATTTATCCATAACAATATCTACTATTTATTAAAATTAAAGTTGGCGACACAATCTTTTTCACTTATCTCATCATATATTGATTGTGTCGCCGTCTGCATGCCCTCTTTTGATGATGAGATTTGAGAGGCGAGAGCATCAGAAACCATTAGTCCATACAACCTTTCATCAAACCTTCTGTTGCACATGGGTCTTCTATGTAACCCACAACCATAATACAAACAACAATTAAACTAAATGCAATCCAAGTTTTCATAATAACCTCTCATCTTCATTATGTTTATACTATACCATGTTCAAAGAACAATGTCAAGTCTTTTGTTGATAATCTTTCTTTAGCAGTATTAAAATATTTTTTATCTCTTTCTATACCAATAAATTTTCTGTTTGTATTCTTACAAGCAACTCCAGTTGTACCACTACCCATACATGGGTCAAGAACTACATCATTTTCATCACTATATGTTTTTACAAGATACTCCATAAGTGATATAGGTTTTTGTGTTGGATGTAATTTACCCTCTGATTCAGCTGTTTTAAAATAGATAACACTACGAGGATACCTTAAACCATCTTCATTTTTTACATGGACAGCTTTTGTTTGTTTACCATAAGATTCTGTATCTCTTACTGCTGTGCCTTTATCGTATGGTTCACCTTTAGTCATTTGTGGATTATATTTACATAATTTTTTGTAAAACACAACTATATCCTCATGTGCTTTTAAAGGCATTTTTTTAGAATTAAGATAACCAGTTGCTTTAGATTTTTCCCAGACTAAACAATATCTGAACATTTCATAGTTTGTAGATATAAGTTTTGTTGTGAATGGTTGTTGTGCAGTTGATATAATAGCTGAATTTGGTTTACATATTATATCAACATATTTCCAAAATTCATCATAATCAATAATAGTATCCCATGTGTTTCTTTTGTTCAAAGTTCCATATGGAAAATCTGTAAGTAATAAATCAATACTTTGTGGTTTGATTTTATCAAACACATTAAACATATCATCATTATATAACTTTACTTGGTCAACCACTTGACAAACTCCGTTTAGTATGGAATATAATCTATATCTGTTCCGTATTCAAAATGTCCATTGTCCATATCAAATACACACTTTTCAACCAAGTTGTTCCAAATCTCATTGACAGCGATACCCTCTTTGTCACCGACTTTTTCACACAACTCAATCTTTTCAATCTTTGCAGTACCGAACTTGCCGTATACTGTATCACCAACTTTCACTTTATACATAACAATCTCTCCTATTAACTAAAATGGTCGCCAGTTTGAATATCAAAAATCTCTTGTTCTGCAATCTCAACAGCCATTGTTGAATTAGGAAATGCTTTCTTTACTGCATTGATAACATCAGTAGTTGTAGCATTTTGGTCTACCAAAAGACCATCTTGGTCAAAGAACTCCCAAACGACTTCTTGAACATCCATTATATAACTTTTAACTTTACCCATTTTTACCTCTCATCTTCATTATGTATATACAGTACCATAGTTTTTGGGCAATGTCAACCCCCCTAATAAGTCATTGGAATTACAGCGTTTTTTTAGGCACCAGAAGCACTGCCAGGCATCTGGGGATACGAATCATCTGCGGCGATTCGGTTTCCTTGTTTATCTCTAGTGACAGCAGGTGATGATGCATCAATCATCATATAGTTGTCATCCCAATCAAAGGCCTCTTTTACCACTGCATGAGATAAACCTTTATATCTTTGGTGTAGTCTTTTATCTTTTGTAGTAACTAAAACCTCTGCTTCACCTTGACATAATCCCTCTAACATTTGGATAAACATCATTTCTCTTTTGGTTTTACTGAGATTTCTATCTGCACCTTTGATGAAGTGCCATAACTTATTTGCCTCAGTGGCAAGTCTAGTATGTTCAGTTCCTTCAGGCGCCTCGTTTACACGATATGGAACTGAGCCCTCTGGAATATCCCATTCTATTTTAGGATCAAAAGATGCTTTGATAATCTTTCTAAATCCCTCTGTGTTATATTGTCTAAGGATAGATACTTTCTGTTCCTTAGATTTTGCTTTATGAACCTTATCTAATATTTCATGATAAAGTAATGTATAATTATCAGCCATTAAAACTCTCCTATTTGTTCTGTTAGTTCTCTCAATCTCTTATCCGTAAAATATGGAAAGAGTTTTGAACGATCACCACAAGGCGCTTCACAAAAATCTACCATGATAACTTTTTCAAGTACCTCTGGTATCTTTTTCAAGTCAATTAACTTTTCGTTTCTAATATAGTTTCTTTTGACTTCTTCATCAAAATCATCAATATGCATATTCATCCAAGTTTCAATCTTCTTTTTAGTCAAAGGCCGTTGTCTCAATCCTTCTGTAAAAGTATGATCAGGCGATAACACATTTGGTATGCCATCACTTGTATCACCTTTTAATATGTGTTGTTTTATATATGTCTCTGGGTCTTCACCATTCACATGTTTCTTTAGGATAGGACTATACTGTTTGACATTTGGATATGTCTGTAGTTGTATAAAATCTTTATCACCACTTACAATCATAATCTTTTCATCTTGGAAATGTTTACAAAGAGTTGCAATTATATCATCTGCTTCTGCACCATACACCTCAATCATTTTGTATGGTAGGTTCTCTTTAAATTCTGATTTGATTTGATTTAGACATTCAAAGATAGCGTTCCAATCCTTACTATCTTTTTCTCTACCTTTTTTTCTATTATGTTTATACTGTTCAAAGTAATCTCTACGCCAGTAATGTTTAGAATCATATGTAAGAACTATCTCACCAAACTCTTCACTAAACATACCCCTATACAATCGTATTGAGTTCAGTATCATGTGACGAATCATCTTATCATCTACATCATTACTATTCGACATTTGTTGAGACATCATAACTGATGCCAAACAAATCTGATTCATATCAACTATTATCATTACTTCCCTCTAAGTCCTTTATGTACTTATTAACTGCTTCTCTTAATGGATGTTTATATCCTACTTCGCCCATAATGATACACTTTATGACATCTGTTAAGAATCTTATATCACCCATCATTCTTTTACTTTCTATTTGGAAACCCTCGTGTTTTAAATCTTCCAAAAAATTGATAACGATATTCTGAGTCATATCATCAATAAATAACATATCTTGTTGTATCTTATTTACTTTATCCCTTTTGGCTTTAGACTTCTTAACATAGTCTGCAAACCATTTATCAGGCCCTTTGACTATTTTATCGTCTAACCCCTTGGAACTATCGTCACCCACTTAATTTTCCTCTCTTGTTCTTTACCATAAAAGTCATCTAAGTATTGTCCACCTCTTAGATAACCTCTAAGATTTCTAATGTAAGATTCTACATCAGCAAGTTTTGCAATAGCACCTTTATCTTTGTTTCTAACTTGCCTTTTCAACTCTGGAAGTTTATCCTTATTCCATGCAATATATTCTTTTACATTCTTTGCAGATAAAGCATGGTCATCTGGCAGTTTTAAAACCTCTGCATGAATTGATTTGTTTTCTGCTGGTTTCTTTGCAGCTCTAACCTTTGCCATTCTATCGTGTATATCTACCATTCACCCCTCGCTTCCATTTCTTTCACTTTCTTTTGCCATCTTTTTGCACCAGCCTTTTTTGCAATCCTTTTTCTTTCAGATGGTTTTTTGTACCCATCTGATCTGTCTCGCATTTCTTTCATGATACCTTCATTGAGCATTTTCTTTTTCAATACTCTGATGGCTTTATTAACATCATTATTTCTAACTATAACTGTCAAACCACTCATCTCCTTTGGTTTGTCATTACGCTTTGTTTGGAATTGGTTTTTAGGTTTCCAACCTCTAGTAAACTTTCTCATGCAATTTACTATTTCTTAAACTTAGTGTTATAAGTTCTTCCGTTGTATCTAAATGTGATAACAGAATGAGAATACATAGTTTCCATAGATTCTTTATATCTTGTCATAGTTCTACAACTCATCTCTTTACCATTGACAGTAGAATTTTGATTTCCAAGAATACCACCAATGATAGCACCAGCAGTTGCTCCATCTGGTAAGTCTTTGGTAATATTTTGACCAATAGCACCACCGATAAGAGCACCTAGTAAAGTATCATGTGTTTTATCTCTTTGAACATCAACCTCTGAACAAACTTCTACATTAAAAGGTGATCTTTTAATTACTGTTTTTGTGTGATCTACAATGGATATGATTGTTCCTTCTGCATATGCAGAAGTAGTTAGGGCAGCCATTACTGCCGATATTACGATTATTTTTTTTAACATTTTTTAACCTCTTGGTTTGTTATATTATTTATAACTTAACATAAAATGAAACCAATGTCAAGTATTTTTTTTATGTAGTTCTGCAAAATATTCTGCATCTACTAACACTAGAGGCTTTGTTTTGTTACGCTTTAACACTACAATAGGTTCATAGTCTTTAGAGTTTTCACAAGCCTGTTCATATGATTTCCATATGTTTATAGACTCTTGATTTTTACACTCTATAGAATATGGAAACTTTTCTCTTGCAGCTCTTGCCATAATTAAATCTTCTCCACCAGCACCCATACTTCTAGATTCTATGTCCTCTGGATGTATATCTAACTTTTCTATTAGTAAATCACGAAACCATTGTTGGAGTCGTCTACCTTTTGCTTTCGCACTTTGTGTTTTCATAAAAATACCTTGCTATCAATTCATGTCCTTTTGCATTTGGATGACTATCGAGCGGTGATATAGTCATACCTTTATTTATATCAAAAAAACTGTTACCCCCAAGTTCTGATACAAAAGGCCAACCTATGATATTAGTATCATCTATGTCATATTTAAGTGTTATTTTATTGTATTGTTTCACTAATCCATCCCAATCACCTTTATAAACAATATTTAATAGATTTGGGCCGCACCATTGAGTTAGTTTTATATTATAGTGTTTACATAATTTTTGTAAAGTAATTATATTTTGTACGAAAACAGTAATTTGATATTCTGATGCTTGTGTAGGATATCTAAATCCTTTTAACATGCTGTGAAAAACACTACCCTCAATCATGGAATAGTACCAATCTAGTGAATCAACACGAGCTTGTCCTCTACGATAAGTAGTATTTGGATTAAAATTCATACCATAAATCCAAAATCTAAATATACCAGACCATAATATAGCGACAGTTTTAATATCTTCATGATTGTTAATTATCTGATTTATAGCGTGTTGGAATATTTGGTCGTTACCGGCACCAGAGACACCAAAGTTTTTATACTCTAAATGTAAATGTTCTGATAATAATTCAGGCCATCTAGGAAAAGATACATCACCACTAACAGTATGTGTGTATTCTTCTACTGTGTAACTACATCCAAATGTGTATAATTTAGTCCTCGTACTCGTCATCGTAAAACTCTACATCATCTTCCATTTCATCATCTAATGAGTCACCACAAAAAGGACATAAAGATATTTGGTATTGTCGTGTGGACATACTGTGTTTTATAGAAAACTCAGCGTCACACGACTCGCATACAATTAGTTTCATGTAATATTCTTTCTATGAATAAATTCATTTAGTTGTGAATATCCACCAATAAGAAACTCGTTTTCGTCTAGTATTTGTGGAACTGTTCTATGGTTGTTTTCTTTCATGAATTTCATACCATCTGCATCTTCCCATATGTTTATCTCTTTATATAGGATGTTATTTTCTTTCATGATTTGTTTCGCCATATCACAGAAACCACAACCATCTCTTGTGTATATCGTATACATTATATCTCACACCCCCCAGCAGCTGAACATGCAAGTTCTTGAGAACCGATAGTCATATCTTGACTTTCATACTCTGCTAGTTTAGTCCAATCTACATTTTTAGGCATCCTAGCCAATAGTTCTTTATAGTCTTTCTCTTCACAATCTTGATAAGGCGCTTGTTGATATGTATGTTCACTAAATGGTAAGAATGATACACCAGACATCCAATCAAAGTTTTTGTAAACCCACGAACCCACTTCCATCCATTCATGCTCCTTGACAGATATAGTTACAGATGGTTTATGCTCACACCAATGTTTCTGATATGTCAACCACAACTCTAGTTGTTCAATCGCTGTCATATCAGTTCTGAATACAGCGCCTTTATCTACTTTCATAGGAAAAGAAAATACAGCAGTATTAGATGGATTCATAACATCATCTTCAACTGGAAATCCTATATCTGTCATCATCTTTGTAAGTGGATCTTTCTTATCACCACGAACAGTTCTAATATAAAATGGATTATGTCTTGCATGGATACCAGAGGCTGCATCTACAAGTTGTGATACAGTTCCACTTGGTTTGACACAAGTAATAGATACAGATTGATTGATACCTAACTTTTTTGCCCACTCTTTATTTGTATCAATTGCTGTCTGTCTCAAAGTGTTAAGAAGGTTTTCTAGATTACCACTTTTTCCATTTGTAAGTTTACAATCCATAATACCAGTGAGTGATACACCTAGTAGTCTTTCTTCTGCACAATTCTTTTTCCACATTGCAGATACATATTTAAAGTTAGTC